TTACAGGCAACACAATTACCAGCGTATTTGGTGCACTCACAAGAATACAAGTTGAGCAATTAACTGGCCACAATATTACCAGTAGTTTTGGTGTCGATAACCCAGCTGAAACAATATTTTTAACTGGTCATAATATTACCAGTGGTTCTGGTGTATTTACCAAATTACAAGAAATTATACCAACAGGCAATGTTATATCCAGTAGTTTTGGTTCATTTACAAAAACACAAGTAATAACATTAACCGGCAACACCATTACCAACACAACCAATTCATTATTTGCAACACAAAGTGCATTTATTACTGGCAATGTTATAACCGGCAGTTTCGGTACACTCACAACAACACAAGTTGTACCATTAACAGGTAATACCATTACCAGTAGTTTTGGTGTCGATAACCCAGCTGAAACAATATTTTTAACTGGTCATAATATTACCAGTGGTTCTGGTGTATTTACCAAATTACAAGAAATTATACCAACAGGCAATGTTATATCCATTGGTGTTGGTGAATTTACAAAAACACAAGTAATAACATTAACCGGCAACACCATTACCAACACAACCAATTCATTATTTGCAACACAAAGTGCATTTTTAACTGGTCACAATATTACCAGTGATTTTGGAACATTTACCAAATCACAAACAATAAACTTAACCGGCAACAATATTACCGGTAGTTTTGGTGTCGATAACCCAGCTGAAACAATATTTTTAACTGGTCATAATATCACTAGTGGTTCTGGTGTATTTACCAAATCACAAACAATAAACTTAACTGGTAACAATATTACCGGTAGTTTTGGTGTTGACACACCAGATGAAACAATATTTTTAACTGGGCATAATATTACCAGTGATTTTGGAACATTTACCAAATCACAAACAATAAACTTAACTGGTAACAATATTACCAGTAGTTTTGGTGTCGATAAACCAGCTGAAACAATATTTTTAACTGGTCATAATATCACTAGTGATTTTGGAACATTTGCCAAATCACAAACAATAAACTTAACCGGCAACAATATTACCGGTAGTTTTGGTGTTGACACACCAGATGAAACAATATTTTTAACTGGTCATAATATCACTAGTGATTTTGGACAACCATCAGCATTAACAAGATATCAACTAGATGGTTTTAGTATTACTAGTAGTTTTGGTGCAGAAGTTGCTACATTCCCGGTTAACCTCGTTGGTCATAGCATCACATCAACACATGGTGGGGTAACAAACTTAGTAAAAGTTGATTTACTAAGTTTACAATTAACCGGTTTACTTGATCATGTTTACCCATACATTACGTCCTTAACCAAAGCTAAAGTAAATTGGGACAGAGAATTTAAATTATTATTAAGCTATGATGTTGAAGACGCATATAGAGTTAAATTTGATCGGGAATTTAGATATAAAATTAAGTTTGATATAGAATCTATTGATCCAACCGGGTTTAATTCACATTCGGCTTAATAAAAGATTATATAAATATATGAATATCATAGGAGTTTTTCATGTCAATAAATAACAGAACAGATTTTACGGATTATTGTCTACGTAGATTAGGTGCTCCAGTAATCGAATTAAATCTAGATGTTGATCAGATTCAAGACAGAATTGATGATGCATTACAATATTGGCAGGATTACCACTTTGATGGTATGCAAAAAGTATATTACATCAAAGCTGTAAGACAACAAGAAATTGACCAAAAATATCTGGACCTATCCGAATCAACCGATGCGGACGGTAATCCAATGGAGATTATTGGTGTTACTAGAATATTCCCAGTAACAGATTCGCAAGCAACCATCAACATGTTTGATTTAAGATATCAACTTAGATTAAATGAATTATATGATTTCACATCGGCATCATATGTTAATTATACCATGACCATGCAACACCTAAGATCGTTGGAAATAATGTTTGCTGGTGAAGTTCCCATTAGATTTCAACGACATATGCAAAGACTTTACATTGATTGGTCTTGGGGTGCATCGGAAGCACCACTAGGAACAGTAATCATAGCAGAATGTTATGCTTCTATTAATCCCGATGTGTATACCAAAGTTTGGTCCGACCGTTGGTTAAAAGAATATGCAACAGCACTAATCAAAAGAACTTGGGGTAACAACCTTAAGAAGTTTTCTGGATTACAATTACCAGGCGGTGTTACCATGAACGGTCAACAAATATTCAATGAAGCTGTTGACGAAATAGAGAAATTGGAAAAAGAAATGGAAACTAATTTTGGTGCCCCGCTTCAGTTTATGATGAATTGATATGTCATTATTAAATAATTATTTCAATCTTTACAATAACAAGACCGAGCAACATGTCATTGAAGATTTAATATGCGAAAGTATTAAAATACATGGATTTGAAACGTTTTATCTACCCAATGATAATGTAGATGCTAGAGACATTTTATATGGTGAAGACCCAGTAAAGAAATTTAAATCTGCTTTTCCTATAGAAATGTATTTAAGTAATGCTACCGAATATGGTGGTGACCAGGAATTCTTTTCCAAATTTGGACTAGAGATTAAAAATACAGCAAAAGTTATTGTCACTAAACGTTCATTTGGACAGAGAGTACCACAAAACACATTCACCAGACCAAGAGAAGGAGATTTGGTGTTCATACCATTTATGAATGGTACTGGTGAATTGTTTGAAATAACATTCACGAACCAAACAAAAGATTTTATGATGTTGGGTAGACAAGTACCATATTTCTATGAATTAACATTAGAAAAATTCAAATATTCACAAGAAGTTATTAACACAGGGGTTGATAGTATTGATAAAGTTGTCAGTGATTCTGGATTTACTATACACTTGAATACTGGATCAGGATCAGGGAATTACAACTTGAGAGAGATAGTATTCCAATCACCAGACAATACACTAGCCAACGCTATATCATATGGCACGGTACAGTCATGGATACCAACATCAAGTATATTATCGGTTACCAATATCTTTGGTGAGTTTATAGATACACATATAATTATAGGTGAATCCAGTAACGCACATTATGTCTTGACAACATTCGATATCTTGGACGAATCTCCAACGAAAGAGATGTATGATAACCAATACATTTCACAAACCGCTGATTTGATTTTAGATACGTCCGAAACTAATTCGTTTGGGAGCATCTAATGGTATATAATAAAATACTACGGAAAATTATCACAGGATTTAGTGATTTATTCTCCAACATAACATTAGTACGATATAATCCAGATGATACCGAACAAGAACGATTCATTGTTCCAATAGCACACGCAACAAAAGAGTTGTATGTTATGCGGCTCCAAGCTGACCCAGATTTAGATAAAATAATCCAAATGACTTTACCTAGACTATCATTTGAAATGAATGGTATGACTTATGATGCGACCAGAAAACAAAACACAAACATAAAGAACTTCGCACAAACACCGACAGGTGCAATATCACAATATATGCCAGTTCCATACAATTTAGATTTTTCATTGTATCTGTATGTTAGAAATATCGAAGACGGTACACAAATCATAGAACACATATTACCATATTTTACACCAGATTACACCATAAAGATTAATCTTATACCTGAAATGGGCATGGTTAAAGAGGTTCCGATAATACTAAATAGCACCGAATATGAAATTAACTATGAAGGTGATAGAGATTCTGACACCAGAATGATCATATGGACGTTGAATTTTACAGCTAAAGCATTTTTATATCGAGATACATCCGAGACCGGATTAATTAAACACACAACCACCAACATATATAATAAAGAAAATGATGAATTAATGATGAAATCCGAGTTTATTGTCGATCCATTTAACTCAACAGCTAATTCAAACTACAACATTATATCTACAATAACAGAATATTAATTTAAATTATGTCTAAATTTGAAGAATCTATGTCCAACATTTTTGATGTAGTTCCTATCACCAAAGAAGAAAAACCTTTAGTGGTAAAAGAATACTCACACCAACCAAATCTAGAACAAGATTTGACTGATGCATATCAACAATCTCGTGACAATCTCCAAGATGTTATCGACCAAGGCAAGGATGCTTTGGACGATATCTTACGAATTGCTAAAGAATCCGAGCAACCAAGAGCATTTGAAGTCTTTGGAACACTACTAAAGAATGTCGTAGAAGCAAACAAAGAATTAATTACTATGCAAAAACAAATGCGTGACATGGATAGTAATATCAGAAAAGAATCAAATACTAATGTAATAGATAAAGCAATATTTGTAGGTAGCACAAAAGAATTACAATCGTTGTTGAAGGGTGAATAATGGCCATTAAATCAACCGCTTACAGGGACAATCCGCTCTTAAAAAAAGTAGGTGTAAGTGTAAATTATACCCAAGAACAAGTAGAAGAATATGTAAGATGTTCTAAAGACCCGGTATATTTTGCAAGACACATGAAAATTATATCATTAGATCATGGTTTAGTACCATTTTCAATGTATGAATTTCAGAAAGAAATGATTAGAATGTTTAATGATAATCGTTTTGTTATCACCAAATGTCCTAGACAGGTTGGTAAAACTACAGTTTCCGTTGCGTTTCTATTATGGACAATATTATTCCAAGACTCACAGAACATCGCTATACTTGCCAATAAAGGACAAACAGCAAGAGACATCTTGGGTAAATTGCAATTAGCTTATGAGAATTTACCTATTTGGTTGCAACAAGGAATTATTACATGGAATAAAAGTTTCATCGAACTGGAAAATGGTTCAAAAATTGTAGCATCATCAACATCATCTTCAGCTGCTCGGTCTGGTTCATACAACATCGTATTTCTTGACGAATTTGCATTTGTTCCATCAAATATAGCAAACGAGTTTATGCAGTCTGTTTATCCTGTAATCACATCAGGCACCAAGACCAAAATTATTATTGTATCGACACCAAATGGCATGAATCTGTTTTATAAGATTTGGATGGATGCTATTAATGAACGAAATAGTTATAAGAATTTTGAAGTACACTGGTCTCAAGTTCCTGGTCGTGATGAGGCTTGGGAAAAAGAAACCAAAAAGAATATTGGTGAACACAATTTCGATCAGGAATTTAACACTTACTTTTTGGGCAGTTCAAACACACTAATATCTGGTAAGAAGTTGCAACAAATGGTGTTTGCTGAACCTATTGCAGAACATGATAAAACCGTAATATATGAATATCCCATTAAAGGTAATGATGACGACATCAAAGACCACCTATACTGTATATCTGTAGATGTGTCGGAAGGTCGAAATATGGATTCTTCAGCATTTTCGGTTATTGATATTTCATCTACACCATACAAACAAGTTGCTACATACCAAAATGCAAATATATCTCCTATATTATTTCCAACCATAATACATAATGCAGCTAGAATGTATAATGATGCCTATATATTGGTTGAGATAAATAATAATCCTCAGGTTGCAGATGTTATCCACCAAGATTTAGAATATGAAAACTTATTTAAAATCTTTACGGGTAATAAAAAACCACAACAACTTTCTGCTGGATTTGGTCGTGGTGTTCAAATGGGACTTAAAATGTCTCCAGCAGTTAAACGAATTGGTTGTTCTAATTTAAAAACGTTGATTGAAGGTGATAAGTTAATTGTTAACGATTTCAATACAATATCAGAATTAACCACATTTGTAGCAAATAAAACATCATTTGCAGCCGAATCAGATTCTAATGATGATTTGGCAATGACATTGGTAATCTTTGGATGGTTATCAACACAGAAATATTTTAAAGATATTGTATCACACGACATAAGAAAACAGATACAGTTAGAAAATATGAACCAACTGGATGATGAAAATCTCCCAGCACCCATAATAGAAGATGGTAGAGGTCATACTTTTGAAGTAATTGACGGAGATGTATGGGAAACCACAAATAGTGGTGAGGTATATAGTGGATTTTTCAAAGAATTGATGCGAAGTATGTAAAACATGTTTTGTATAAATAAGAATATGGTAATTATATATTCTACCAATAACAACATAATTTAATTTAGGAGAAAAAAAATGACATTTCAGGTCTCTCCAGGCGTAAATGTATCCGAGGTGGATAAAACAACAGTAGTTCCATCGATACTTACTACATCAGGTGCATTTGCAGGTTCTTTCGTTTGGGGACCAGCAAATAAACGAATTTTAATCGATAGTGAAGATACTCTAAAATCAACTTTTGGAAAACCTGACGCTAACACATTCATAGATTATTACACAGCAAGTTCATTCTTGGCATACGGAAACAACTTAAATGTTGTTCGATCTGTTGGTACCACAGCTACAAATGCTTGTGTGTCAACCGTTGTTAAAATTGATAATACCGATGTATATTCAAACACATATTACAACGGTACAACAAATGTACAAGGCGCTTTTGCTGCTAGATATCCAGGATCATTAGGTAACGGATTAATAATTTCCGTAACGGATGCTGGTTGTAATTTTGCTGGTTGGCAAGTTAATGGTCAAAATGTAGCTTCATATTTTCCAGGAGCAGCAGGAACTTCAGCTTCAGTTAAAGCTAAGAATGGCGCAAATGATGAAATTCACATTGTGGTTATGGATGCTACAGGTAAATTCTCAGGTTCAGCTAATACAGTATTAGAAGTTTTCCCATACTTATCAAAATCAATAGATTCTGTAGATGCTTATGGTAGATCAAACTATTACAAAACAGCTATATTAAATAGTTCTAAATACATCTACGCAATTGATCCTGTAGCATATGCAACAACATCGAGTACATGGGGACTAACAGGTTCAACTAACTTCACAACAATAGATTCGCCAGCAAATTCAACACTATCTGGTGGTATTGATGATTTAGGAACAGATGGTAATTTACAAACAGCTTGGGATTTATTCTCAAATGCTGATGAAGTCGATGTGTCGCTTATGATCACAGGTGATGCTAATTACACTGTACAGAAATATGTTGCAAACATTGCTGATTCTAGAAAAGATTGTGTAGTATTTGTTTCTCCACCATCTAGTGCGGTTATTAATGTTCCTGGTAGTGAATTGTCGAATATACAAACATGGAATACAAACTTAAACATAAGTTCTTCTTATGTTGTAGCTGATTCTGGATGGAAATACATGTTCGATAAATATAACAACGTCTATCGTTGGATACCATTATGTGGTGATATTGCAGGACTTTGTGTTTATACAGATTCTATTCGGGATGCTTGGTATTCACCAGCAGGATTTAATAGAGGAAATATAAGAAATGTTGTTAAATTGGCATGGAATCCAAATAAAACACAACGTGATGAATTATATAGAATTGGTATTAATCCAGTAGCTACATTCCCAGGTCAAGGAACAGTTCTGTATGGAGATAAAACACTTCAAGCAAAACCATCAGCATTTGATCGTATTAATGTTAGAAGGTTGTTTATCATACTAGAGAAAACTATAGCAAAAGCATCAAAATATTCATTGTTTGAGTTTAATGATGAATTCACCAGAGCTCAGTTTATTGCTTTAGTAACACCATTCTTGAGAGATATACAAGGTCGTAGAGGAATATATGACTTTAAGGTTGTATGTGATGATACAAACAATACTGGAAATATTATTGACACCAACCAATTCGTGGGTGATATATATATTAAACCAACACGTTCAATTAATTATATTCAGTTAAATTTTGTCGCAGTAGGAACTGGTGTCGATTTTACTGAAATAGTTGGTAGCGCTTAATAAATAAATACATCGAATAGGAGAAACTCAGTGAGTTTTAATGTATCAGAATTTAGATCAAACTTAGTTGGTGATGGTGCCCGTCCCAATCTATTTTCAGTAACTTTAGTATTTCCAACATTTGTAAATAATGCTACAATAGCTGGTCAGAAAACTACCTTTATGGCAAAATCAGCACAATTACCAGGTTCTTCTACTGGAGTAGTACCAATGTACTACTTTGGTCGTGAACTGAAATTTGCTGGTAATAGAACTTTTGCTGACTGGTCATTACAAATAATCAATGATGAAGATTTTACTATCAGAAATGCTTTAGAATCTTGGTCAAATGGTATAGCTTCACATGTAGGTAATGTTCGTGAAGCTGGTGGAAGCACTAGTCCATCAGCATATACAGTTGATGCAATCGTTACACAATTTGGTAAAGATGGAAAAACACTAAAGAAATATAAATTCGTTGGTTTGTTTCCTGTTGATATTGCACCTATTGATTTAGATTGGGGTTCTAATGATTCTATAGAAGAATTCCAAACTACATTCGCATTTCAATATTGGGAATCAGATACAACTACTTGATTTTTATTATTTTACGGGGAGATTAATTTCTCCCCATTTTGATTAATATTTTGGATTAAAAAAATATATGGCAGCTAATAAATTTTCACTTTTTGGATTTTCATTTTCTAAGAATAAAGATGAGGATGATAATTCACAGCAATCTTTCTCACCACCAAATAATGATGATGGGGCACTCACAATTACGTCTGCCGCTTATTATGGCACGTATGTCGATATGGACGGTACTGCCAAAAATGAAGTTGAGTTAATTTCTCGTTACAGAGAAATGGCTATGCAACCAGAAATAGAATCAGCACTTGATGATATCGTTAATGAAGCTATTAGTCAAGATGATGATGGCAGAATTACTGAAATTGTTTTAGATTCATTAAAACAACCAGAAAAAATTAAAAAAGCAATTCGGGATGAATTTGAAACCATATTACGGTTATTGAACTATAAAAATATGGCTCAAGACATCTTTAGAAGATACTATATCGATGGTAAAATGTACTATCATATTATAGTAGATAAAGATAAACCAACGGAAGGTATTAAGGAACTAAGATACATCGACCCAAGGAAACTTAAAAAAGTAAGGGAAATTAAGAAAAGAAAGGACGAAAGAACCGGTGTAGATGTTATGAATGTGGTAAACGAATACTATATCTTTAATGATAAAGTCGTTTCAGGCACAGCATCAAATTATGGACCAGTTGGTGTAAGAATCACAACAGATTCCATCATCAATGTTGTATCAGGTCTAATGGATTCTAGACGAGCAGTAGTGTTGTCTTATTTGCATAAAGCAATTAAACCACTCAACCAATTACGTATGATAGAAGACGCAACAGTTATCTATCGTATATCAAGAGCACCAGAACGCAGAATATTCTATATCGATGTTGGTAACTTGCCAAAACTGAAAGCGGAACAATATCTTCGTGATATTATGGCAAAATACAAAAACAAACTTGTATATGATGCTAATACCGGTGAAATCAGAGATGATCGTAAATTCATGTCTATGATGGAAGATTTCTGGTTACCCCGCAGAGAAGGTGGTAAAGGTACGGAAATTACCACACTACCAGGTGGACAAAACTTGGGTGAACTTGAAGATGTTAAATATTTCGAAAAGAAACTTTATAAAGCATTAAATGTTCCCGTTTCAAGACTAGAACCTAGTCAAGGATTTTCATTAGGTCGTATATCCGAAGTAACAAGGGATGAATTGAAGTTTGCTAAGTTTATCGATAGAATGAGAAATAAATTCTCCGATATATTCAACCAATCATTAAGAGCTCAGTGTGTACTTAAAGGTATCTGCACCATTGAAGAATGGGATGAATTCAAAGAGAATATTCACTATGATTTCATTATGGATAACAATTTCGCAGAGATGAAAGATGCTGAATTAATGAAAGAAAGATTATCATTACTTCAACAAGTTGATCCCTATACTGGAAGATATTATTCTCAAGCATGGATTCAAAGAAATGTATTATGTCTTAATGATATAGACATTACGACTATGCAAAAAGAAATAGATCAAGAAAAGAAAGATGGATTAGGTATTCCTGTAGAGGTAACAAACCAAGTTACACAGGCACAAATGATGTCTCAGGTAGACCCAGCACAACAACCACCAGACCAACCAGTTAAAAAAGAAGAATATAACCTTGACCGTATTAAACGGGCATTATAAATAGAATAATATACCGGAGAAATGAATGAAAAATTTAATAGATTACGCATACCAAGATAATGGAACAGACTTTAGAGCAGAATTGTACGCAGCCATTCATGATAAAGTTGCTGCACATATCGAAGCAAAGAAACAAGAAATTGCTTCTGGTTTGATGGGACAAAATGAAGCCAAAGAAGATAGAGAAGACGAAGAACATTATAGAAGTCGTCAAGCTAAAGATGAAAAGGCTGCTCCATCGGAAGAATCTCATGAAGAAAAGATGGCTAGAAAGAAATTAAACAAAGAAGAATTTGAACTTGATGAAGACGCTGGCGCATATGAAACTTGGGATCCTAAACATCCACATTTCGCAAAGAATTATAAAAAATATCAATCAGATAATGCTAACCAAGGTTCAATAAAAGACTTCATCGAAAAAGAAAAAGCTAGACCTAGAAGATTACCAGAAGAAGTTGAAGCATTAGATGAATTATCAACTAAAACATATCAAAAATACACAAGTTCTGCGACAGGACCACACAACATGGAAAGGTTGTTCAAAGGAAATCCTAAACAAGCACAAGCAAGTGCTGGTATAAAAAGAGCATCTGCTGGAATAGAAAGTAATAAACTTAAAGAATTACAAAATCACATAGGTTCCGATAAAGAAACTGCTATTGCTGTAGGTAATAGAGTTAAAGAATTTCTAGGTAAAAATTATGACCACAATGACGATTTACATAGAAAGGCTGCATTACAAATACACAAAAGATTATCAAAATGAAGACGTTTAAAGAATTTCAAGAAGTATTACGATTATCAGAACATATTGGTGATTATTTAGGTCGAAAATTAGGTGTGAAAGTTACTCATGGAGAACCTAATATGAAACACGCTCCTAAATGGGCATCGACAGTTAAACAAACACCTGAAGGCGCTTGGCATTGGGCAGAAAAAGATGGACCAACAGAAACTCCAGACTCAAATTCATATTTTCCACATTCCGGAAAAACAAAATTTACTGGGCATGTTAGCAAACCAAAAGAATAATTCTATTAAAAGTAAATTTTCTAAACAATCCGGATATACATGAAAACATTTAAAGAGTTTTATATCGAAGCTAAACAAACTAAAAATGCACCTTTAGACCCACCAGCTGTGTTGATTATGAAACGGAAATCTATTAGAAACTTTCCCAATAATGAACGGGTAGCTCTTTATTTCATTGATAAATTAAATAAATACATATCAATACCTTATACTGGTTCAAGTTGGTCTGCCGCAGGAAGTATTCCCACACCAGCAAACGAATCATTAGACTTAGACCAGTAACTCAATAGGATAGAAAATGGCAAACAAATATACATATCAAGTATTAACTGATACCAATCAACACGCAGTAATTAAACTTACTGGTGTATTTGATGGTACTACATTAGAAACAAACAATACTAGAATTCAAGCAAACACATTAAGTTTCGCATTAGATTCTTCTAAAGCAAACCTATTATCGGCTGTGGCAAACACTGGGGCCAATTCATACTATGGATTGTCAGTAGATAGAATTTGGTATAATTCTAGTGCAGCTGTAGAATTGTATTGGTCATCTACAGCAAGTTCAAATACAATTTTAAATATTTCAACATTTGGTACAGGATCATACAACGGTGAAGGTAATTGGGTATCAATACCTAATAATGCTAAGGATCAAGCTGGATGTAAAGGTGATATCGGCGTTAAATCTTTGGGTGCACCTGCTGCAAACACATCATATGACATTATTATTTCATTAAGAAAAGATAATGCTGATTATTCCCGTGGTCAACACGCTGATCCAAGTGCCTTTAACTATGGCATTTATAGTCTAAAACCATAGGATATTAGTGTGAAATTAATAAAAGAAATTACAGAATCGGTCAATTACATTACAGAAGAAGCTGATGGCAAGAAAAGTTTATTCATTGAAGGTCCATTTCTTGTTGCTGGCGTAACTAATCGTAATAATAGATTATATGAACACGCAACAATGAAAAAAGAAGTTGCCAGATACACCGAAGCATATGTCAACAAACAACGTGCTTTTGGTGAATTGGGACATCCAGACTCACCATCTATTAACTTAGATAGAGTATCACATCTTATTGTTGGATTAAGGGAAGAAGGAAACCAATGGATCGGTAAAGCTAAAATATTAGACACACCAATGGGTAATATTGCCAGAAGTTTGATAGAAGGTGGTGCTCAATTAGGAGTATCTTCTAGAGGCATGGGTTCATTAAAAGAAGTTAATGGTGTTAATATTGTTCAAGCAGATTTTTATTTGGCCACAGCGGCAGATATCGTAGCAGACCCCTCTGCACCAGGAGCATTTGTTCAGGGTATTATGGAGGGTAAGGAATGGTCTTTAGTTGATGGTATTTGGACAGAATCAGATTATGATTATTCCAAAAAACTGATAAAAAAGGCATCACAAAAGGATATAGAACGAGTTTCATTGCAAATATTTGAAAACTTTCTTAAAAAACTTTAAAAATCTTTAAATTATAAATAATATATACAAATCAAGGAGATTACAAAAAATGTCAAAATTCAATCTATCGGAAGCCGCTAAAGATATTCTGATGGCAAACGTGTCATCAAAACAAGGTGCACAAGATGGTCCTAAAAAATTATCTGCTGCTGTCGCATATGGTACTAAAGATGCTGGTAAAATAGGTGATTCACCTGATGATATGGATGATACTAATCCAGATTATACTAAAGGCGTACCATCCGCTAAACCACCAGGAGCAACTCCTCCAGTTGGCGCTGAATCAATGAAAAAATTATCTGCACAACCAGGACAAAGTGCTGGTCGTTCTGATCTAAATTCAATTGAACAAGGTGAAGAATCGGAAGAAAATGCAATTCGTGACCGTAAGCCTGCTAAATTAGCAAAACAAACAATGTCTAAAAATCCAGGTGCAACTTTTGCATCTTATGGTGAAGAATTTGATGTTGCTGATGACGTTGATGCTCTTATGGAAGGTGAAAATCTTTCTGAAGAATTTAAACAAAAAGCTACTACAATTTTTGAAGCTGCTGTTTCTGCTAGAGTTGATTATATTGCAGAACAAGTTCAAGCTGAATTGATTGAAGAAATGCAAGAAGTTATCGAAGAAATTAAGGAAGACTTAGCTGCCAAAGTTGATGATTATCTAAACTATATGGTTGAAGAATGGATGACTGAAAACGAAATTGCTATCGAAAGAGGTTTAAAATCAGAAATTGCTGAAGACTTCATTTCCGGTTTAAAAGATTTATTCGTTGAACACTGGATTGATATCCCAGAAGAAAAAGTTGATATCGTTGAAGAATTGACTCTGAAAGTTGAAGAACTGGAAGAAACTCTAAACGAACAAATTTTACGTGGTATTGAACTTAAGAAAGAGTTGAATGAACAATTAAAGTACGAAGCTATCTACACAGCGTGTGAAGGCTTATCACAAGCTCAAGTTGAAAAGATGAAAGCACTTGCAGAAGGTGTTGAATTTACTTCAGAAACTGAGTTTACATCAAAACTAGAAACACTGAAAGAATCTTATTTCAAATCAGATGTTAAAGTTGCTGATATTTTGGCATTAGATGATGAAGTTCAATTAATAGAAGAAGAAAAGAAATATGTAAAATCTTCTGATCCTATGATGGAACAATATGCTAAAACAATTTCACAAAATTTAAATAAATAAAACGGAGTATTAAAAAAATGTATTTAACTGAAGAATTACAACAAAAATGGCAACCAGTTCTGGAACATCCTGAACTAGCTTCTATTAAAGACCCTTATAAGAAAGCAGTTACAGCACTTGTTTTGGAAAACCAACAACAAGCTATGACTCAAGATGCTCAAGCATTGAATGAAACTGGTCCAACTAACGTTACTGGTTCTGCTGTTCAAAACTTTGATCCTGTATTGATTTCATTAGTTCGTAGAGCACTTCCTAACCTGATTGCATATGATGTTGCTGGTGTTCAACCAATGACTGGTCCAACAGGTTTGATCTTCGCAATGAGAGCTCGTTATGCTGCTAATGACGGTGACGAAGCCTTCTTTAACGAAGCAAACACAGTATTTTCTGGTGCTAATTCTGCCGCTAACCCATACGGTTTCCAAGGAACTACTGCAACTGATATCTTAAATACTTTCCAAGATCCAACATCTAAAGCAACTACTACTGGTATTGCAATGCCTACTGCTACTGCAGAACAATTAGGTGTTACAGCTGGTACTTTCCATGAAATGGCTTTCTCTATCGAAAAAGTTACTGTTACTGCTCAAAGCCGTGCATTGAAAGCTGAATATTCATTAGAATTAGCGCAAGATTTGAAAGCAATCCACGGTTTGGATGCTGAAACTGAATTGTCTAACATTCTTTCTACTGAAATTCTTGCTGAAATCAACCGTGAAGTAATTCGTACTATCTACACAACTGCTGTAGCTGGTGCTCAATACGGTACTACTACTCCTGGTTACTTCGACTTAGACACTGACTCTAATGGTCGTTGGTCTGTTGAAAGATTCAAAGGTCTTATTTTCCAAATCGAACGTGATGCTAACGTAATTGCAAAACAAACTCGTAGAGGAAAAGGTAACGTTATGATCGTTTCTTCTGATGTTGCTTCTGCTATGGCAATGGCTGGTGTATTACAATATACTCCTGCTCTCCAAGCTGATCTTCAAGTAGATGATACTGGTAACACTTTTGCTGGTATGTTACACGGTCGTATCAAAGTTTATATCGATCCTTACTTCGGTGGTTATACTTCTAACCAAGAATTGGTAACTATCGGTTATAAAGGTACTTCACCTTATGATGCTGGTTTATTCTACTGCCCATATGTTCCTTTACAAATGGTTCGTGCTGTTGACCAACAAACTTTCCAACCAAAAATTGGTTTCAAAACTCGTTACGGTATGGTTGCTAACCCATTTGCTCAAGGTTTAACTAAAGGCAATGGCGCTCTGACTGAACGTTCAAACGTTTACTATCGTTTGTTCGGAGTGAAAAATTTGATGTGATAACTTGTTGATTTATATAGAAATATATTAAATCATATCACATAATTTAGGGTGTATCTTCGGATACACCTTTTTATTACTTATAAATACATATAGTTCTTAACCAACACACAATATTATGAAAAATACATATCTTTATATCAAACAACACTCAGTAACAGGCCTAAAATATTTTGGTAAAACAACAAAAGATGATCCTGTACAATATCTAGGATCCGGTAAGTATTGGAAGAGACACATAAAAAAACACGGTGAAGAATTTGTTGAAACTATTTGGTATGAACTATTCACAAGTGTAGATTCATTAGTGAAATATGCAAAGGAATTCTCTTGTGAAAATAACATAGTAGAGTCTGATGAATGGGCAAACTTAAAATTGGAAAATGGTCTTGATGGTGGTATGGAAAAAGGTTGGTGGACAGAAGAACAATTGGAAAACAATAGGCAAAAAGCAAAAGATAGACATAGTAATGGTGTATATGATTATGAAAAGTTAAGATTAAGTCGTATAGGATTTAAACAACCCGATTCACAAAAAATATCAGTAGCTAAAGCCCTGTCTAAAGAATGGACCATTACAAGTCCCACTGGTCAAAAACAAGTTATAACCAACCTAAATCAATTTTGTAGAGATAACAAATTAGACCAAGGCAATCTATCCAGAGGTTCATATAAAGGGTGGAAGTGTAAGAAAGTTGTTATATAAATAATGGATAAAACATAGGAGTTAGTATGAAAGGTTTTTTAGAATATATAACAGAAGAAGCAAAAGGAACATTACATTCATTTGATGTAGACGAAACCTTATTCAAAACACATGCGAAAGTACATGTGATGCACAAGGGTAAAAAAGTACAGTCTTTATCCAATGCTGAATATAATACCCATAAGTTAAAACCAGAACATCATTATGATTATAGTGAATTTAAAGATGCTAATAAATTCCATGATGAATCCGAACCTATTCACAAAATGCTTAATAAAGTAAAAGCAATACATAGAAATATAAAAGGTTCACCACATCACAGAATTATCATCAATACAGCACGTTCTGATATGGATAATAAAGATACATATTTACACAAATTTAAACATCATGGTATACCTATTCACGATATCCATGTAAATAGAGCAGGAAATACACCAGGTACTGGTAGTGTTGCTGAAAAGAAAGCCGCTGTAATATCAAGAAATGTTACTGCACATGGTTATAAGAAGGTACATGTATATGATGATTCTACTGAAAATTTAGACCACACATTAGCTTTAAAACATAAACATCCAGGAACAGAGTTTCACGCTTGGCATGTGCAACACGATGGTTCTGTTAAAAAATATAAAGGTCAATAATGTCAGCACTAGATAGAAGTCCAGTTAATACCAATCTATTACAACCTACCAAATATCTAGTAACTATTGATAGGATTCCAACCGTTAAATATTTCTGTCAAACAGCTAATATTCCAGGTGTGACTATTGGTACTGCAGAATATAATACACCATTTCTAGATATGCATGTACCTGGAACTAAAATGTCTTATTCACCATTTGATATGAAATTTCTGGTGGATGAGGATTTAAAAGGATGGCGAGAAATACATGATTGGTTTAGAGCTATAGCAGCACCAACCAGTTTTGAAGAACGCAACTATATGACCGGAAGGGATGGTAAAAAAATAGGTAAAACTTTATTAAATTATTCAGATATAACTTTAACTGTATTAAATGCACTAAATAATCCAGTAGTTAGAATCCAATTCATTAATGCTTTTCCTACCTCATTATCGGATATAGAATTTGATACCAGTGCATCAGCTGATGATATCTTAACAGCATCCACATCATTCACCTATGAATACTTTGATATACTGGATATATAATCCTATATACTATTGATATCTTGGAGCGAAGCGACATTGCGAAGCAATTAATTTACACTTCGTGTTGTCGCTTCACTTCGTTTGCTCCATAACACCACTTGTTTTCTTCTAAAGCAGGTTTGGTGAATAAGCATTATAACACAACAACCATATTCTTGGCAAGCCCTAATTGAAAATAAGAAGGATATATTATGAAAAATCTAGAACAAATTCTTGACCTATGGGAAATTGATGCTGAAATGGATCAAACGGAACCCGGTAAAGAATTAATCAACATTCCTAAGTTACACAACAAATACCTTTCCATCCTAGTCAAACATAAATTAGCATCCAAGAAAGCACATTTCGACTACACTCGTATGCGCAAAATCAAGTGGGAATACTATACAGGCAAGTTTACACAGGAGGATTATGAACTCCATGGTTGGGAACCATTTAATTTGAAACTTAAATCGGATGTTAATACCTATTTGGAAGCAGATGGCCACCTTATAAAATTACTAGAACGCAAGGTATATCATGATGAAATCGTTTCTGTAGTGGAATCTATCATGGGTGAACTAAAACAAAGGTCTTGGCAATTGAGGTCATTTATAGACTGGGAAAGGTTTATCAGTGGAAACTAATGTAATTATCTCTAAAAAGAATGAAGTCTATGCCAAGGTGCACTGTGATAGAGCTATAGCACAAGAACTATCGGATTTTCTAACCTTTTTTGTTCCAGGATATACCTTTGTTCCCGCATACCGAAATAAAATCTGGGATGGAAAAATTAGATTATTGAACCTACAAACAAATCTATTGTATCTTGGTCTAATACCATACATAGAAGAATTTTGTCAATCAAGAGATTATACCTTTGAATATGACCATACCCGACCAGACCTAGAAGATGCGTTCTCCGTAAAATTAGCTAAGGAATTCTTCACCGAACTTAAACTACATTCCCGTGGCAATCCCATTGATGTGCGAGAACACCAAATAGAAGCATTTGTACACGCTATGCAGAAACGCAGAGCTCTGTTATTATCTCCTACGGCATCAGGTAAAAGTCTTATAATCTACCTTATATTCCGTCAATTATTGGAATACCAAGAACTACGAGGTCTTATTATTGTACCCACCGTGAATCTGGTATCACAATTATTTTCAGATTTTGAAGACTACTCTAGTGAAAATGGATTTGTTGTTGATGATAATGTGCATAAGATTTATCAAGGTCAATCTAAGGAGACTAATAAGAACTTAACAATATCCACTTGGCAATCAATATTCAAACAAGATAAAGAATATTTTGATCAATTCGACTATGTTATTTGTGATGAAGTGCATTTAGCTCAAGCCAATTCCATAAGAGATATTATGGAAAAATTATCAGAAACAAAATACCGAATAGGATTGACAGGTACCTTATCCGGTATGAAAACACATAAATTGGTGCTGGAAGGTTTATTTGGAACTGTCAAGAAGGTTATATCGACCAAGGAACTGATTGATAAAAAGGAACTTGTAGACTTCAATATCAAATGTCTTGTATTAAAGCATAGTGATGAAGTGTGTAATCTTATGAAGAGCTGTACCTATCAAGAGGAGATTGAATATATTATTACTAATGAACTCCGTAATAACTTTATAAAAAATTTAGCGGTTAGTATGAATAATAATACACTAGTTTTATTCCAACTGGTTGACAAACATGGTAAAATCCTGTATAATCTTATTAAGAACTCGAAACAGATAGGTGATAGAAAAGTGTTCTTTGTTCATGGAGGAACAGCAACCGATGATCGAGAAAATATTAGAAAGATTGTTGAAGAAGAATCTAATGCTATTATTGTCGCTTCATTTGGTGTGTATTCCACCGGTGTTAATATACGAAATTTACATAATATTATTTTTGCATCACCTAGTAAAAGTCGTGTAAGGAATTTACAAAGTATTGGTAGAGGATTAAGACAATCCGAAGGCAAAACTAAAGCAACCTTATATGATATAGCAGATGATATTCGCCATAATAAGCATGTTAATTTCACCTTGAAACATTTTATGGAAAGAACTAAAATCTACACCGAAGAAAAGTTTAAATTTAAATTATATAAAATAGGACTGAAATGATTAAGATTATTAGATTACAAGATGGTTTGGATATTATATGTGAACACACGCATATGTCGGGAATTAATGTTGTAAAGAATCCGATGGTGGTATTTTTAGATTATGAGGAGGATGAACCTGAACTGGTTATGCAACACTGGATACCAATTGATATAGTAAAACAAAATGAAACCACCATATCCGATGCGAATGTGTTATGTATATTTGATCCTAGTGAAACTCTTGCGGAGTTCTACCAAAACAACATAGAATCTTTAATTATGGATACAAAGAATTATGATACAGAACAAACTAGCATAGAAGAAGTAATAGCCGCATTTGATACAGCTAAATTAGGAAAGAAGAAATTACACTAGTTTGTTTGGAGCGAAGCGACATTGCGGAGCAATTATATTACACTTCGTGCTGTCGTTTCACTCCAGAACACCATGTTTTATATAATGTTTAACTAGATAAGTTCCAAAGCAGGTTTGGTGTAATAGCATTATAACACTAATACCATAACCTTGGCAAGCCCTAAACGAAAATAAATCGAGAATATATTATGAAAGAAAAAAAGGTCAGAAAAGATTATGTTAATAACGTAGACTTCCTTGAAGCCCTTATTGAACACACCAAAAATTGTCATGAAACTAAGCAAAAAGATTTGCCAGAACCGATGTTACCTAGCTATATTGCCGAATGTTTTATGAAAATCGCAGAAGGTTTATCACATAAACCAAATTTCATGAACTACACCTACCGTGACGAAATGATCTCTGATGGTATTGAAAACTGTTTGATGTATTACCGAAATTTTAATCCCGATAAATCCAAAAATCCATTCGCATACTTCACACAGATAATTTATTATGCATTTCTAAGAAGAATACACAAAGAAAAAACGCACCAATATATCAAATATAAATCTGCAACCAAGTTCGGGTTTGATGCTGAACAAGAAATGTTGGAGTTCGGTGATAATGGTGTACAATTCGAGATATATGATAATCTATCCAAGTTTATAGAAACCTTTGAGAAGGTGTTGGAAAATAAAAAGGTTATTGTCAAGAAACAAAAAGGCCTGGATAAATTTATAGACACCGAAGAAGAAATTACGCTTGCCAATTTAGATATTGTGTGATATAATTAGTCCATATTATATTATGGAGTACATATGACAATTGCAATTATAACCGACAACCACTTTGGAGCTAGGAATGATAGTGTTTCATTCCTAGACTACTATCAAAAATTCTATGATGATACGTTCTTTCCAACATTAATAGAAAACAATATAACAACAGTATTAATGCTTGGTGATACATTTGATCGTAGGAAATATGTAAACTTCCTAACACTAAGACGGTCCAAGGAAATGTTCTTTGATCGACTGGAAGAACTTGGTATACAAGTGCATATGTTAGCTGGCAACCATGACACATACTTTAAGAATAGTGATGTTGTAAATTCTGTTGACTTACTGCTCAAACAATACTCCAATGTCCATGTAATAGATATACCTCAAACCATCATTGTTGAGGACCAACCTATTTGTATGATACCGTGGATATGTGCGGATAATCATAAAGATTGTCTATATGAAATCAAAAACACACCAGCAACAATCTGTATGGGACATTTTGAGATTGCTGGATTTGCAATGTATAGAGGTATGTCATCTGAGGGACTGGAACGTTCAATCTTTAGAAAATTCATTAATACATTTTCTGGACATTATCACCATAAATCGAGTGCGGATGGTATATTCTATCTTGGCAACCCATACCAATTAACATGGTCTGATTATGAAGATGTCCGAGGATTTCACTTATATGATGTTCAAAATTTTGAACTAACATTTGTTCCTAATCCCAATGATATGTTCTTTAAGGTCATATATGATGATAGTGTTCAGGATTCTGAACCTTATGACTTTTTAAAGTATACCAACAGATATGTTAAGGTAATCGTATTACATAAAACTAATCCGTACGCCTTTGATAAATTTATGGAATATCTTTACAGTTATAATCCAGCTGACGTTACCATTGTTGAAGATATAATTGACTTGACAGAAACCGGTAATGATGATATAATTACTCAATCGGAAGACACATTAACAATTCTTAATAAATTTGTTGATGCTGTACAAGAAGATAATATCGATAACAACCGATTAAAGGGTATATTACATGAAATATATGTTGAAGCGTTGAATAGTGAAAGAGTATGATTAATTTTAGTGTATTGAGATATAAAAACATATTAAGTACCGGTAATACATTTACTGAAATAAAACTGAATTCTTCCAATAATACCTTAATTGTTGGTAATAACGGTGCGGGCAAATCGACAATGTTGGATGCGTTGTGTTTCGCTCTGTTTGGTAAACCATTCAGAAAAATCAATAAACCCAATCTGTTAAATAGTATAAATCTTTCCGATGGTTTGGTCGAAGTTGAATTCTCCATAGGGACCAAGAATTATCGCATCATTCGTGGTATCAAACCTAATATTTTTGAAATTTATTGTAATGATTTATTGCTTAATCAGGACGCTAAAGCAAAAGATTATCAAGAATATTTGGAAAAAGTAATTCTGAAATTAAACTTTAAATCATTCACACAGGTCGTTATACTTGGTTCAGCTTCTTTTGTACCCTTTATGCAATTATCTGCTGCCGATAGACGATCTATTATTGAAGACCTGTTAGATATACAAATCTTTTCATCGATGAACAATCTGGTTAAGGAGAAAATATCGGGTATTAAAGATGCTACAACCAACAACAAATATGAATTAAACATCACTAGTGAAAAAATTAAACTACAAAAACAAAATATCGATGAACATAAAAAACATAATGATGAAGAAATTAAACGAAAGTTGGATGAAATTGCAACTTCTCAATTACAGAATGAACATCTATCTGCTGATGTTGTTATCATCCAGAAGCACATAGATATACTTCAACAAAAGATTTCGGATAAACTTAGTGTTGAAAGCAAATCTAAAAAAATGATCCAGTTGGAGTCTAAATTAGAAGCAAGTATCAAGAAGATAGATAAAGATGTTGCTTTTTATGAACAGAACGATGATTGTCCAACATGTCGTCAAATACTAGATTTAGATTTTAAGTCCAACCAAGTTTCCGATAAATTAACTAAACGTACACAAATACATAATGGTATAACTGAAGTTTCTGGTGAAATATCAAGGTTAAATGCTAGGTTAACTGAAATACATAATATCAGTAAAAATATTACTGGACATAACAACGAACTTATAAAGAACAATTCCACCATATCAGCTGTTAATCAATACATCAGCAAAATAAACAAAGAAATTACTGCTTTATCAACAAGAAAAGATACCATTGAACATGAGAATGAAAATCTTATATTGATGGTTGAACAGTTGAAAACTATAATGGATGAACAAGAAAGATTGTCCAATGAGAAACAATATTATGAATATGCTTCGAATTTATTGAAAGATACTGGTATCAAAACTAGAATTATCAAACAATATTTACCGGTGATGAACAAACTCATTAATAAGTATTTGTCATCGATGGATTTCTTTGTAAATTTTAACATAGATGAAAATTTTGATGAAACCATAAAATCCAGACATCGGGATGACTTTAAGTATTCCAATTTCTCGGAAGGCGAAAAACAGAAAATAGATTTGGCATTGCTTTTGACTTGGCGACAAGTAGCTAAATTGAAAAATTCGACCAATACCAATTTACTGATATTGGATGAAATATTTGATAGTAGTTTGGATGAAAGTTCGATGGAAAATCTATTCACCATTTTTAATGAATTTGATGGTGAAACCAATTTATTTGTTATAAGTCATAGAGGTGACCAATTATTTGATAGATTTAGATCGATAATTAAATTTGAAAAACATGGTAATTTTTCAAGAATTGCTAAAAATTAATAGGATTATATAATGGCGAAATTACCCGATGGGTTTGTGGAAGAACAGTGGAAACAATGGCAATCTGAAAATGATCCATCTACATTTAATCATATAGATACCGATGAATTAAAGGATCAATTGATAGCCGATTTAACATACGCTTCGGCTATGGATGTTCGTGAATATACATTATATCAAAAATGGTGTGAAATTAAAGAACGATATCCCACACAAGAAGTTAGTACCTTATGGGGTAGTGAACTTCAAATGGTCGACACCTTGAAAAATAAATTGGTCGATAAAGTTAGGTCTAATTTTTGGATGCCTACTGAACCTGATGATTATGAAAAACTTAAACCTGTATTGAAACTACATAATGGTGAACTTGCTGAAACTTGGAATGCCATAAGAACTTTTTCTTCCACCATGAAGAATAATTCCAACATTGGTAGAAATTTGTTTTACACCGCAGAAGATGAAGTTACTGGTAAATATCTTGGTGTTATTTGTATATCATCAGACTTTTTAGATTTAACACCAAGAGATACATATATCGGTTGGTCTAGAGATATAAAAACACAACAAGGTATGATCAATCACACAGCAATCGGTTCAACTATTGTACCACTACAACCATTAGGATTCAACTATATGGGTGGTAAATTGTTAGCGTTATTGTGTTTATCTGATACAGTTCAACGAGATTGGAAAGAACGTTATGGTGATGTTTTGGTTGGTGTAACAACTACATCATTATATGGTAAGACCAAAACCAATGGATTATCACAATATGATGGTCTGGAACATTGGCAAAAGATGGGATTTTCGTCTGGTTCTGTAGCATTTGAACCCGATAGAAAAACAAGAAATATGGCATACGAATGGGTCAAAGAGAACTACACACAGAAATATTTTGAATGGTGGTGTGCTAAAAACCCTCAAGGTTTGCCATTGAAACGTGATCATAAAAATAGAACATTGAGTTTTCTATACTCTAAATTAAATATAGCAAAAGACTTGACCAAAGCTGATCATCAACGAGGTATATACTTTTCACCTTTATATGATAATACTTGTGATTATTTAAGAAAGGATGTTGAAGAAGATATGTTGGTAAAATCATTCGACACCAGTTGTGAAGCATTATCAAATATTTGGAAAACAAAATATGCAAAGGGTAGAATTTCGATGCTTAAGAAAAAGAAAACTGTATCATATGAAAATCTATTTTACGATGATTTAATTTTTATGAAAGACTTTGAAGAAGCTAAAGAGAAATATCTACCACAAATTGGAAGATAACTCTTGACAATATATACATAATGATGTATAATAACAACTTAATGATAAATGAGGAATTGAAGTGGAAATATCAATAAAGAAAGATGAATTGCAAAAGAAAAGTTTGTTTGTAGCTACCCCGATGTATGGTGGTATGAACCATGGACTTTATATGAAATCTTGTTTGGATTTACAAGGTTTATGTATGCAGTATGGTATTGAGGTTAAATTCTCATTCCTGTTTAATGAAAGTTTAATTACCAGAGCTAGAAATTATCTGGTTGATGAATTCTTACATCGATCAGAATGTACACATATGTTGTTTATTGATTCTGATGTACACTTTGAACCTAAAGATGTGATAACCTTATTGGCACTAGATAAAGATATCATCGGTGCTCCTTATCCTAAAAAAGCAATCAAATGGCGTTCTGTTAAAACTGCCATGGATAAAAATCCTAATATTCCTGTAGAAGTGTTGGAAAATTTAGTTGGTGATTTTGTATTTAATCCTGTAAAAGGTACCGATCAGTTTTCTGTTACCGAACCATTAGAAGTATTAGAGATTGGTACTGGTTTTATGCTAATCAATAGAGAAGTCTTTCCTAAATTCGAAAGAGCATATCCTAAATTAAGATATAAACCTGATCATGTTGGTCAAGCGAACTTTGATGGTACACGATATATTCATGCTTATTTCGATACAATCATTGATGAAAAATCTGAACGATATTTAAGTGAAGATTATATGTTCTGTCAGTATTGGCGTAATATGGGTGGTGAAATTTGGTTGTGTCCTTGGATGCGTACTAGTCATATCGGTACATATCACTTTAAAGGAGATATGCCTGCTGTTGCTAACTATGTCGGGGAAATGTAATATGAATAGTTATGGTGCACCAATCGATCCGGAAGATACTAATGTTGTTCGACAAAATCCAAAGTTTTATAGTGCAACTAGTATTATTGACCATTTAATAACAGCCAATGATATTAAAAACTCACAAACAGCAACTACGGGTGGTCGGAAATTTGATGGTAATAAATTAGAATATGGTTTATTGCCGCCATTAGCTTTGAGAGCAGTAGCAGAAATATTAACAATTGGTGCTCGGAAATATGAACGTGATAACTGGAAACATGTTCCTGACGCAAAACGAAGATATTTTGATGCTGCAATGCGTCATATGTGGGATTCAAAATGTGGTGAAAAGTATGATGAAGAAACTAATAAAAGTCATTTAGCTCATGCTATATGCAATTTAATGTTTCTTTTAGAGAAAGAATTGTTGACAGAATAGAAAAACGTGATATAATATATTTTTACATAATGGAGAAACAAATGAAATTATCAAATCAAACCTTATCGATCTTAAAGAACTTTAGTACAATCAACAAGGGTCTTCAGTTCAAGAAAGGTAGTAAATTAGCAACCGTGTCGTCTGGAAAAACTGTATTAGCTAATGCAGTATTACATGATGAATTTCCTGTAGATTTTTGTGTGTATGACTTAAATCAATTTCTTTCAGTACATTCATTGTTCAAAGACTCGGTTGAGTTGGAATTTGATGAATCCAATATCATCTTCAAATCTGGCCGTTCAAAGATTAAATATCGAATGACTGCACCCGAAATGATTATTCTTCCTCCAGATAAAGAGATTACATTACCGTCAGTTGATTGTTCATTTACATTAACTTCCGAAGATTATGAGTGGGTTATGAAAACCTGTTCGGTGTTATCTTCTCCACATATTGGTATTAAATCAGATGGTGAAAAGATTGAAATCATTACTTTTGATGCTAATGATGATTCTTCACACACCAATTACATCGAAGTTGGTGCAGCTGATGGTAATGTTTATACCGTAGTATTTAAAGTTGAAAATATTAAAATGATTCCTGGAACGTATGATGTTAATATCTCGTTCAAAGGTATAGGTCATTTCAAAAACACAGTAGAAGACGTCCAATATTGGATTGCATATGAATCAAAGGAATCTAAGGTATAATTATGGCTAGTATTACAACATTATTTGGAACATTCAACGATGAAGAACTACATGCACTTAAAAGTGCTATTGATGAAATTATTGTTGTTATGGAAAGACAAGATGCACATCGATTGCACATGAAAGATATTCTTGATGCTACTTTTGATACCTTGAAGATTCCTAAAAAGATTCTTCGTAAAATGGCAAAAGTACAATATAAACAATCCTTTCAAGAAGATGTGGCAGAACAAAGTGAATTTGAATCCTTGTTTGAAGGTATTACAAATATGATTTAAATGTTCTAATTGATATCCACCAACACAAGTTGGTGGATTTTTAATATATTATGGAGTTATTATGAGTGAACAAATGTTATGGGTTGAGAAATATAGACCTAAAACTATTGAAGATTGTATTTTACCAGAATCAATTAAGTCTACATTCCAAGAGTATGTAAACAAAAAACAAATACCAAATCTTCTATTATCAGGTACTGCTGGTGTCGGTAAAACAACTATAGCTAAAGCATTATGTGGAGAAGTTGGTTGTGATTACCTCGTTATCAATGGTTCTGATGAATCTGGTATCGACACATTTCGTACAAAAATTAAAAATTATGCATCATCTGTTTCGCTTACGGGTGGCCGAAAAGTTATTATCATCGATGAAGCGGATTATTTAAATCCAAATTCAACACAACCAGCTATGCGTGGTGCAATTGAAGAATTTTCATCTAATTGTTCATTTATTTTTACATGTAATTATAAGAACCGTATTATTGATCCTATACATTCCCGATGTTCTGTTGTGGATTTTAAACTCAATGGCAATAAAGCCGCAATGGCAGCTAAATTCTTTAAACGTGTGGAATGGATTTTACAACAAGAGAATATTGAATATAGTAAAGAAGTTGTTGCTTCAGTTGTCACCAAACATTTTCCCGACAATCGTAGAATTTTAAATGAACTTCAAAGATACTCGGTTTCTGGTGTTATAGATAAAGGATTATTAGGTAATACTGGCGATCTTCAAATTAAAGAATTGATTAAAGCCTTAAGAGAAAAAGACTTTGGATCATGTAGAAAATGGGTTACACAAAACCTTGATAATGATGCCGCACAAATCTTTCGTTCTTTATATGACAGTTTGTATGATTTATTAACACCATCTTCTGTACCACAACTTGTTTTAATATTAGCCAGATATCAATATCAATCAGCATTTGTTAGTGATCTGGAAATTAACATTACAGCATGTTTAACAGAAACCATGATAGATTGTGAGTTCAAGTAATGGATTTGTTTAAAGATATTATTCCATCAATATTACAAACCAAGAAATGTGTTATAAATGATGACATAGATCAAAAAGATTATGTACCATTTGTCGTAAATCGTGCTTTGTCCTATCATATGGATTGTATTCTTTATGCTAATGAGATGAATTTAAACTCTGGATTAGATAAGGATATGCAGTATCAATATCTTTTAAATTCTGTCAGACCTATGAAGCGCAAATTTCAACCTTGGCAGAAATCTAAAGTTATAGATGATTTGGATTGTATTAAAGAATATTTTGGATATTCCAACAACAAAGCTAAAGATGCTTTGCGGATATTATCAGAAGATCAACTTATCGAAATACGACTAAAAACACACAAGGGTGGTGTAAATAAGTGAAATTTTATTATTATAAATAAAACAATATAATTTATAAATTTCATGGAAAAGGATAGAATATGGCCCCAGATATTTTTTTAGGGTACGGTGTTGAAGTGTTATTGAAGGAAAGTGATGACTTTTTAAAAATAAGAGAAACATTAACCCGTATAGGTTTTGCTTCAAAGAAAGATAAAATTTTATATCAGTCTTGTCATATTCTACATAAACAAGGACGATATGCTATTGTACATTTTAAAGAATTGTTTGCTCTAGATGGTAAACCTGCTGATATATCTGAAAATGATTTGTCCAGACGTAATGCTATATCAAATCTTTTGAGTGATTGGGGATTGATGGTGTTGGTAGACAAAACTTCAACTACAATACCGCCTCCGATATTTATTTCACAGATTAAAATTCTAACACATAAAGAAAAGTTGGAATGGGAATTAGTGCCCAAATACAACATAGGTTCTAAAAAAGTTTAAAATTTGAGATATATTATGACAAAAAGTGAAAGATACATAAACATGTATATGGATATTGCTGAACGAATATCCAAAATGTCCTATGCTAGAAGATTACAGGTTGGTAGTGTTCTAGTACAAGATGATTCAATTATTAGTTATGGTTGGAATGGAATGCCCGCAGGTTGGGACAATAATTGTGAGGATAATGTATTGGTTGAATCGGGAAATAGACACACATTATATAAATCAAGTGTATCTTTAAAAACGAAACCCGAAGTCTTACATTCTGAGGCTAATTGTTTGATGAAAGTTGCTAAAACAACAAATTCCGCGTTAGGTTCCACGTTATATGTAACACATGCACCGTGTATAGAATGTGCTAAACTGATATATCAATCTGGTGTAAAATCTGTATATTATAAACATATATATAGAAATGAAGATGGTGTTAAATTTCTCGAAACTTGTAATGTTGAGGTGACAAAAGTATGAAATTTTAGTATTAACTGGTGTGTTTTTAATAAATTTATTTAATTAATATAGGAAAAAAGAAAATGGCTAAAGCTAAAGTAGAACAAGAAGCAGTACAAGAACAAATACCCGAAAAAGAATTAACATTTGTGTTGAGACTTTCACAAGCAAATATCATTCTTTCAGCTTTGGATGAAATCCCACACAAACTAAGTCGTGGTATTATTGATGAATTGCAACGTCAAGCATTTCCTCAAATGCAACAGGCACCTGCCGAATAAATTTTAAATATGGTGCCCCCAAAATCTTTGGGGCACCTCTTTATTAAATAACTTGCCTTATTTAATATCATATGTTATAATGTCTTATTGCGGATATAGTGTAATGGTTACACGTTAGTTCCAAACTAAAGTATTAGGTTCGATTCCTGATGTCCGCTCCAACAATCTCCTTAAGGAAAAATTATGCAAATTGTCGCAATAAAATTAGTTACTGGTGAAGATGTTCTCGGTGAAATTGTCGTTAATGATACTAGTGGTATGAGATTGAAAAATCCTGTAGGTATCGCTGTCGTTCGTGGTAAAGATGGTGGTACTAGTATCGGTTTCTCACCATTCCCAATTCATTCTGAACCACAAATAGATTTAGAAGTTGGTTTCGAATATTCACATATCGTATATTCATATCTACCTGCCGCAGATTTCATCAACAATTATAATCAAATATTTGGTGCTGGTATCATTGTTCCCGAAAATAAAATTGTGTTAAAGTAATTGACAGGAGTTTGTTATTGTGTTATAATGTAATCTTACAATCAAAACTAGGAAATTAAGTGAGTAATTCTGTCGAAGTGTCCAAAGATTTCTATACAAATGTCCGATCATGGGGCAATCATATACTTTACCGTGGAGTAAAAGACGGTAAACGTATCAAAATGAAGATAGATTATGAACCATCATTGTATATACTGTCCAACAAACCAACACAATTTAAAACGTTAAAGGGTGAATCCCTCGAAAAAAAGACTTTTGATGGCATGCGTGAAGCCAAAGATTATGTTAAACAATTTGAGGGTGTTTCTAATGCTTCACCAATATACGGTAATACTCGTTTTGAGTATGCTTTTATTGGTGAACACCACAGAAATATGTCTGATTGGGACCAAGATAAAGTTGTTATTGGTGTAATCGATATCGAAGTTGGTTCTGAAAATGGATTTCCCGATCCATATAAAGCAAATGAACCCATTACATCTATAACTATAACATTCGTCAATGATGGTACATATGTATTTGGTTGTGGAGATTATGTCACTCAAGGTGAAGAAATCTACATCAAATGCCAAGATGAATATACATTATGTAAGAAGTTTCTTGAAGTTTGGATGATCAAATGTCCAGATATTCTTACTGGTTGGAATACCAAATTCTTCGATATACCATACATTGTTAATAGATTCAATAAGATTCTTGGTGAACCATTAACCAAGAAACTATCTCCGTGGAATAGTATACAAGAAAGAACTGTCCAAGCTATGGGTAGAACCCAGATTGCATATGACATTATGGGTGTTGCTTCATTAGATTATATGGAATTGTTTAGATGGTATGCACCTGGCGGCAAATCACAAGAATCTTATCGATTAGATAATATCGCAAATGTTGTTATCGGTGAAAGTAAATTGTCATATGAAGAATTCGACAATCTACATCAATTATATCGATTAAACTATCAAAAGTTTATTGAATATAACATACAAGACGTTAAGTTGATCTTGATGATGGAAGAAAAATTGAAGTTATTGGAGTTGGCTATAACACTTGCCTTTGATACAAAATCAAACTTCGAAGATGTTTTTAAACAGACTCGTATGTGGGATTCAATGACATATTCATATCTATTAAATCAAGATATCATTGTACCACCAAATGTACATAAAGAGAAAGGTGATTTCGAAGGTGCATATGTTAAAGATCCGCAGATCGGCAAACATGATTGGGTAGCTTCATTCGATTTAAACTCCCTATATCCACACATCATGATACAATACAATATTTCACCAGAAACATTGGTTGAAGTTGCTGATTACACACAAGAAATGCGAGATATTGTTTCTTTATGTCATATTGAAAGGTTGTTATATAAAGAGATTGATACATCTAAATTGAAAGGTGTTACATTCGCACCAAATGGTCAATTCTTTAGAACGGATGTGCAGGGTTTCTTGCCAAAAATGGTGGAAGATATGTATGTTCATCGCAGCAATTATAAGAACATCATGTTGGCAACCGAAAGTGAATATCAACTTGAAACTGATCCAACCAAACGATTTGAGTTGGAAAAGAAGATCGCACGATATAACAATCTACAACGCGCCAAGAAAGAATCGTTGGTATCAGCTTATGGTGCTACGGGTTCTGAATACTTTAGGTTCTTTGATCTAAGATTAGCGTCAGCCGTTACTTCAGCTGGACAATTATCTATTCGTTGGATTGCAAATAAGATCAATGAATATATGAATACATTGTTGAAGTCTACCGATGTTGATTATGTAATCTATATGGATACAGATTCAGTGTATTTAAGATTATCCGAATTGGTTGATAAAGTTTATGGTGTTGATGGTGTTGTGTCTATAGATACAAACAAAGTTATTGCTTTTATGGATAGGGTTTGTGAAGATAAGATACAACCATTTATTGATAAATCGTATCAAGAGTTGGCTGATTACATGAACGCATATAGTCAAAAGATGGTGATGAAACGTGAAGCATTGTGTAACAAAGGCATCTGGACTGCAAAGAAGCGATATATTCTTAAAGTGTATAACAATGAGGGTGTTCAGTACAAAGAACCTAAAGTCAAAGTTACAGGATTAGAAATGGTGAAATCATCTACACCATCAGCTATTCGTGAAACAATGAAGAAGTCTATTGATATCATGTTAAGTGGTACCGAAGAAGATGTGCAAAAGTTCATTAGTGATTTTAAAGAACGATTCTTTAAGTTGCCTCCTGAAGAAATATCTTTTCCCAGAGGTGTTAATGGTTTAGCAAAATATACTCACGCATTATCGATATATAAATCGGGTACACCAATACACGTTAAAGGTGCCATCTTATACAATTTATATTTAAAACAACTTGGTTTGGATAAGAAATATCCATATATCCAAGAAGGTGAAAAATTAAAGTTTACATATTTAAAGATGCCAAATCCGATAAAAGATACTGTTATATCTTATCCTGGTAGATTACCCACAGAGTTTGGATTAGACAATTATGTAGATTATAACATGCAATATCAAAAGACTTTTATTGACCCGATTAAAGTCATATTGGATTGTATGGGTTGGAAGACCGAAAAAGTAAGTACGTTAGATGATTTCTTTAATTAATATAGGACTATACAATGAGTATATTAAACTCTTTAACGGAAACAGATTGTGGTCCAATTTACGAAAATTTGAATTATGATGAAACACCCACTAAATACGAGAAATATAAGGAAAATAAAATTATGAGTATACTTGACAAAATCAAGAAAAATAGCACCATCAAAGAATCAGCGGTTCTTTCACAATCCAAATTCTTTACAGATAAGGATATGATTTCAACAGCTGTGCCTATTATCAATGTTGCATTATCTGGTAAATTAGATGGTGGTTTAACTCCTGGTCTTACAATGTGGGCTGGTCCAAGTAAGCATTTCAAGACAGCATTTTCATTATTGATGGCAAAGTCTTATCTGGACAAATATCCTGATGCTGCATTACTATTCTATGATTCCGAATTTGGTTCACCACAATCATACTTCCAATCATTTGGTATTGATACCGATAGAGTTGTACATACACCACTAACCGATATCGAACAGTTGAAGTTTGATATCATGAAACAATTACAAGGTGTAGAACGTGGAGACCATTTAATCATTCTTATTGATTCCATTGGTAATCTAGCATCTAAGAAAGAAGTTGATGATGCGCTGGATGGTAAATCTGTGGCTGATATGTCCCGTGCCAAACAAGTCAAATCGTTGTTTCGTATGGTTACACCACATTTGAACTTGAAAGATATTCCAATGGTTGTTGTAAACCACACTTATAAAGAGATTGGTATGTTTCCTAAAGATGTGGTTGGTGGTGGTACTGGAAGTTACTATTCCGCAGATAACATCTTTATACTTGGCAGACAACAGGAGAAAGAAGGTACGGAAGTGGTAGGATACAACTTTATCATCAATGTAGAGAAATCTAGATATGTCCGAGAAAAGTCTAAGATACCAATCAGTGTTTCGTTTAATGGTGGTATTAGTCGTTGGTCTGGATTATTAGATGTTGCTTTGTTATCAGGACATGTTGTTAAACCATCAAATGGTTGGTATTCTAAGATTGATACCGAAACTGGTGAAATGTCAGATAAGAAGTACAGATTTAAAGATACTGAAACTAAGGAATTTTGGTCGGATATATTAAACAATGAAGCATTTAAAACGTTTGTTCAAGATAAGTATAAAGTCGCCTCTGATGAAATTATGCAAGATGGTTTTGAAGATTTGTTCGCCGGAGACAAAAATGCTTGAGGAAATAGATTACAAATATTTGTTTCCTGAAAATGATCCGGAACACATTCATATAGAATTATTAACTGGTCCTTACGTTGGTGTTGTTTTCAAATTCGATAAAGTAAAATTTGAAGAAGAAAATGGAGAAATGTATTTACAATTCTCATATGATGTGATACAATATGGTATGTTTACAAATCTAGAGTCCGACTTACAATTTAAGAATTATATCGGTGGTTTGTTAGTGGAAATAATGTCGAAAAATATGGACCAGGAAATAGTAGATGAATCTAGAATTAGTGATACTGAAGAATTTAATTTATAATGAAGAATATTTGCGTAAGGTATTACCATTCTTAAAATCTGAATACTTTTCAAATAAAACTGAAAAGGTTATATTCAATGAAGTTATTGACTTTACTCAAAAGTATAATAATTCACCAACAGTAGAGTCGTTAAAGATTGCTGTTGGTGAACTGAATATTACTCAAGATGAAGTTGACAACATTCAGTCTTACATTAGAGAAATAGAAGCCAATAAGTCTGATGCAACGAAGTTAGAGTGGATCATTGATAAAACGGAAGAGTTTTGCCAAGAGAAGTCTATCTACAATGCGGTATTGGGTTCTATCTCAATATTGGATGGTGCTGATAAAACTAATGATAAAGGTGCAATACCAAAGATATTATCGGACGCCTTATCGGTGTCCTTTGATAATTCGGTAGGACATGATTATCTTGAAGATGCAGCTGCCCGTTATGAATATTATCATAGAAAAGAAAGCAAGATACCATTTGACCTAGACTATTTTAACAAGATTACAAAAGGTGGTTTATCAACAAAAACACTTAATGTGATTCTTGCCGGAACTGGTGTTGGTAAAAGTTTGTTTATGTGTCATGTTGCCGCATCATGTATGGCTCAAGGTAAAAATGTATTGTATATTACCATGGAAATGGCCGAAGAACGAATTGCTGAACGTATAGATGCTAATTTGTTGAATGTGTCTATGGATGAATTGATGGAACTTAGTGAAGATTCTTATGTTAAGAAAGTCAACAGAGTTCGTTCAAAGACTATTGGTAAATTGTTAATCAAAGAATATCCAACAGCATCAGCTTCAGCAACTCATTTTAGAACTTTATTGAATGAGTTGAATCTTAAACGCAACTTTGTACCCGATATTATCTTTGTTGATTATCTTAACATTTGTTGCAGCTCAAGATTGAAAGTTGGTTCTAATGTAAACTCATACACCTATGTTAAAGCCATAGCAGAAGAATTGAGGGGATTAGCAGTTGAATATGATTTACCATTGGTAACGGCAACTCAAACAACAAGAAGTGGTTTTAATTCATCTGATCCTGGTATGGAAGATGTAAGTGAAAGTTTTGGTTTACCAGCAACCGCAGATATGATGTTTGCATTAATATCATCAGAAGAACTTGAACAATTGAATCAAATTATGGTAAAACAATTGAAGAATAGATATTCCGATTTAACACACCATAAGAGATTTACCATTGGTATTGATCGTGCAAAGATGAAACTATATGATATTGAACAATCAGCACAAGCGGGCATTGTGGATGCTGGCCATGGCCATGAGTTTTCTCCAACAAAACAAAAGAAAAACTTTGAAGGATTTAAAGTATGAGGATAAGTAAAGAAGATGCCATCCATTGCGCTGGTGTATTTAAAGAATATTTCGAAAACATGGGCAGTATTGAAGAATATATGCGTGATGAAAAGTTGAAATCTGTTAATGAAATACCATCTTCTTTATTTCCCCCCGAAGATGATTTATTTTCCGATTTTACAATGCACCCAAATGACATGGACATTGAGTTGGTCGAGAATATGCCGAATGGAACTTGGGAAACATTGATGAAAATTACATCATCGCATATTAATAAGGCACCCGTTGGTAGAAATATTCAACTAGCTGTTAGAGAAAAGAATACACAAAAGGTTCTTGGATTTATCAGATTAGGTTCACCGTTATTGTATATGAAACCTAGAAATGATATGTTGGGTCAGGTATGGCTTCAACAAGTGGAATGGGCAAAGAAATTTAATGATTCCACTATAATGGGTTTTGTTATTGTACCATCACAACCATTTGGATTCAATTATCTCGGTGGTAAATTGTTATCGGCCATATGCACTTCACATAAAGTTAGGGAGATTGTTAATAAGAAATATGACATGAACCTTTGCTTATTTGAAACCACCAGTTTGTATGGTAGTAGTAAAACGGTGTCTCAATATGATGGCATGAAACCATTTATCAAATATCGTGGATTGTCGGTATCGGATAGTGTTCCAATGATGCATGGTGAACGATATTCTAATTTGAAGAAGTTTGTTGAAGATAAAATTGGTGGTGATGTGTTGGGAACATGTACGTCAACTACCAGTAGAAAGATGCGAACATTTGTAAAGATTATAGCATTAACCAAATCCGCATTAAAGGATACTCCTGAAGGTTTAGAATTTGCCAAAATTATCGAAAATGCTAAAAGTATAACTGAACAGAAAAGATATTACACGTCCGATTATGGATTTAAGAATACTGTTGATTATGTAAACTGTAAGACAGATGTATTAATTCCTGGTGAAAACTATGATAAACATGAATTTGATAATATCATCAAGTGGTGGAAAGTGAAAGCAACCAATAGATATGAGACCTTAAAATCGGAAGGTAGATTAAGAACTGAACTGGAGATTTGGACTTCAGGAAAACACATAGATATTATTAGATAAATACTTTTATTTAAGGTATTAAGTAGTGGCTAAATTAAGTTCTGCAGAATCAACTAAAAGGCAGGAACAAACTTCTGCTTGGATTTTTAGACGGGCTTTAAATGACAATGTATTATATAAGAGTGAATCTGAAATTTTAGATGATCCTAAATTTATATTAGAAGTCTTAGGTGTAGATTTAAAAACTGGCAAATCTACAGGTAACGGAATATATCCTGAAGTGCTAGATACAAAGAGTTGGATGAAAACCTTTTATTTACAACAATCAAAGTTCTTTAAGGAATTTTCACATGTAAAATTCACCGAGTTTACTAGGGATGGTGGATTTATGAAATATATTTCCGATTTAGTGAAAAAGGAATTTAAAATATCTAAAAAAGACACTTGGGATCCTGCTGATATTTGGTGTATACAAGATGAAAAACGTGTCATGCATGAAATACAAGGAGTATTAAAAAACCATGGTTTAGAAACTTTATCTCAATTAAATGCTTTATTGAGGACATATTTCAAAGATCGTATTATCGTTGGTGTTTCATTAAAGATGGTAACTGGAAATGCCGCACATTATGAAGAAGTAAATACTAAAAGGGGTGTACTATTTGAAAACAGTGCTCATCCTACATTTAATGTGTCTTCATTAAAATGTGACTTAAATTTAAGAACAGATGGTTCATTTAAAGCTACAGGAACGTCAATAGATTTTATTGGTAGTTCTCCAGCAGGTAAACGAACATATAATATATCCATTAGAAGTATAAGTACATCTAGGTTTAATAACCTATCATTATCTTTTGTCGAAAAATCAGCAGCCGCTCAAATTGGTCGTGTTCCTGTTGAGAAATTGATTTCTGAAATGAATACATTTAAACTATCATATGATAAGTCTAATTCCAATTATCCAAAAACTTCATCGGAATATAATACAGATATGCAAAAATATACCGACATGTTTAATAATATAAAAAATAAAGTAGAAACCGGAATAACAAATCCGACAGAATTCAATAAAAATATGATAAAAATATTTAGTATTGACCCTGTTATTGGTAATACCAAATTAATGCAAATAACATTTTTAAATGAACTTGTTAAATTGTCTGATAAATCATTAGACCAATTTATCACTAATATTTTCTTCCTAGCTGAAAAACGTGGCGAAGATTTTGGACCATTTGGTAAACTATATTAATGGATAAATTATGAGTGTTACAGTAATAATACCTACTACAGGTGTTCCAGAACTAAGAACAGCAATTGAATCAGTTCTTAAACAATCCATAGATACTATATGTTATGTAGTTTGTGATGGTCTACAATACAAAGGTAGAACTAGTGCCATAGTTAGTGAATATCTTGGTAATAAAAATCTAAAAGTATGTTATCTCTCTGAAAATGTAGGTGCCAATGGTTTCTATGGTCACAGGATTTATGCAGCTTTTACACATCTAATCAACACCGATTATGTATTGTACTTAGATCAAGATAACTGGTTTGAAAAGAACCATGTTAAATCTTGTATAGATACTATAGAACAAAGCAATCTAGATTGGTGTTATTCTTTGAGGATGATATATGATAAGAATGGAAAATATCTATGTAATGATGATTGTGAATCACTTGGTAAATGGCCAACATTCCAAGGTTCACATCATATAGATACTAATTGTTATTGTATAAAAACATCTATTGCGATACATATAGCAAGTGTTTGGCATGGCGGATGGGGCCAAGATAGAGTTTTTCTATCTACATTAGCACAAAATTTTACAAAATTTGATTGTAATGGTGAATATACTGTAGGATATAGACTTGATGGTAATGCTGGTTCTGTTACTAGTGAGTTCTTTGAGAACGGTAATGAAATAATGAGTGAAAAATATAATGAGGTATTTCCGTGGGTAAAAGAAGTTTAATAATAGGTGCTGCTACTGGTTACAATTACAATCAGTTAAAACCTTGGATTGAATCTATCAATGGATGTGGATTTGATGGTGATAAGATTCTTGTTTTGGGTGAAGCTTCCAATGAAACAAGACAAAAGATAATAGAACAAGGATTTACTATTGTTGATATGTTAAGAACCAATGCTCCAATACATGTAGCTAGATTCTTAACATTATATGATTATCTAAAAGATCATTGGGAAGAATATGAATATGTTATTACCACCGATGTCAAAGATGTTTATTTCCAAACAAATCCTGTAGATTGGTTAAAAAAGAATGTTGTAAATACATTCCGTGGTAAAACATTAGTTGCCGGTTCTGAATCTATTCGTTATAGAGATGAATCGTGGGGTAACCAAAACTTAATGGAAACTTATGGTCCTTATGTTTATGAATTGTTCAAAGATAATATCATATACAATGTTGGTACTCTTGGTGGTACATCTGAACATATGAAAGATTTAGTATTTAATATCTATACTAATGCCATTAATAGACCCATTGCAATAGTAGACCAAGCAGTATTCAATGTATTAATTCAAACACAACCATATAAAGATTCTATTGTATTTGCTGACCAAAAAGATGGTTGGGCGTGTCAAGCAGGCACTACTGTTGATCCAAGTAAGATTGAAAGATTTAGGCCATTCTTAACCGAACTCGAACCAATATTTGAAGATGGTATTGTCAAAACAAGTTTAGGTGAACCATTTTGTATTGTTCATCAATATGATAGAGTGCCTGAATGGAAGAAGTTTGTTGAGAAGAAATATGACCAACTAAATCCGGATGAATATTTTACCATAAGGACTTCATAATGAGTAATATAACAATTGTAACAGCATTTTTTGATATTGGTCGTGGTGATTGGGGAACAGATAAAGGATTACCAGGTTATCTACAACGAACTACTGATACTTATATGGAAAGATTTGGTTATCTTGCTGAATTAGATAACCAGATGATAATTTACACATCAGAAGACCAAGTTAAAACTGTTGCTAAACTTCGCAAAGGTAAAGAAGATAAAACTAAAATTATCATTCAACATTTTCCTGATATGTTTCCAGTATTCCGTGAAAAGATTGAACGGATACAAAAAGATGAAAATTATCTAAAACAAATTAATCCCAATCAAATTAGAAATCCAGAATATTGGTCAGTAGATTATGTTCTTGTTAATCTATTGAAATCACATTTTGTCAATGATGCTATTAACAATGGATATGTTGATAATGGTATGGTAGCTTGGTTGGATTTTGGATATTGTAGAGATAAAGAAACCTTAAATGGTATTACAT